TTCCGACATCCACATTGTAGGTTCTTTGGCAAACATATTCATTTGCCCATGCTCGTTAGTCGTTACAGTCATATAAGTTTTGTGAAGAACTGTTACAGTATTATATAGCAAAAAGAAAGGGGCGTCAAGCCCCTCTGTTGTGAAATCATAACTTTATTAAGTATAAATGCTTACCATTATGAATAAGTTTCTGATTGTATTGGTTCAACTGAATTTTGTTCTTTCATTGCTTCTGGAGGAACTCCTTGATGATTCACAGGATCATATGTAAAAAGATCATTCCAATCTACATCTGATGCTTTATTTTTCCAGAAAGACCATAAACTATCATGAGAAGACATATGAAAAGTTTGAATATGTTCTGGAGAATGTATAGAAGATGGATATGTTTCGTTATACAAGAACAAAGGCATGGTTAAACTTTTACCACCTTGATACTTAATATGCTCAGAACAACATCTTGGCTTGATATTCCAATCAAGTTTATATTTGTCTTTACGGCAGTAAATATCAACTAATTTTTTAGCATAATGCCTTTTAATCATATAACAAGCACTTGAATAATCACAAACATATGTTCTATGAATTTTTAAATGAACACTTATTGGATTAATAACTGCTAATTGAATGATGTCCCAATCGGGGGGAAGTTTAGCAATAAAATCTTTCCATACAAATGGCCAATACTTGATAGTGCTCATATCACAATCATCCTCCATAACAACTATGGATTTTTCTGATTCATCAGAAGTTTCTAACCAAGTTTTTATCGTTTTTAGATGAGAAGTTGCACTCCCAACATCTCTGGAATTCATTTGTTCTGGATATTTTCCTACTAAAATTTCACTCAAATCACTCTTTCTACCATCATATCCAGATGTTCTATGGTAGTTTTTGATCCCCCAATATTTAAATTGATCTTCCATGTACTCTCTTCTGGAAATATCGTCATCAAGGTTGTTATAGTATATTGTAGGAAATCCATTTAATTTATAAATTGATTTATTTTTATCCTCATCCATCACTCAAATCCTCCAGTAATATTTTTGTGGGATATTTTTTTAAGTATTTTTGTGTTTGATAATACTCCTTTAATTCTTCTACCGATGCCGTATTTAGATACTCATATAATTTCCAATTATCATTCCAGTGAGGACTTCTTTGAACAGAAATGGGATATGAATTCATACCTCTACTATGCTCAAAATGAAAAATAATGTCATCTATTCTTCCAACTTTATATCCAAGTTTGATATATCTATCATGTCTCTCCAAGTCTTCTGGGGCAGAACCTATAAAATTTTCATTTTCCATTCCACCTTCAATATAAGAAGATCTTTTAAAAAATTGGACATGTCCACGGTCAGAAAGATAATTTTGACTGTTCCTCATTAAAATATCAAAATCAAAATCATTACTAATAAATTCAGAAACTATTTCATCTGTAGCAAAAACTTGCTGCTGATAACTACCTTTACCATATGGATAAATTAGATCATATCCATCATTTACAATCATATCAACTGACTTATAATATGTCTCTGGTCTCAGAACAATATCACAGTCATAGTTAACAACAACTTCGGTTGTTGACATATGAATCATTTCATTCAATATTCTTGTTCTGTGAAAAACTTGATTATCAGAATGTTCAAATATATGAGTAAGATTTTGAATTCTATCTCCCAGAAATTCAGTTATTTGTGGTAGAACATCTGGTTCAAAAACTTTTTGAGAGTCGACTTCTTTAACTATAACTTTGGAATCAAAATTATATAAAAGAAAACAAAGAACCGTGATGATATTTCTCATTCTATCGCCACTTTCGATTCTTAAAGGAATAATAAAAGTTGTATTTTCTAGTTTATTCATAATTGCACCTCAACCCATTCTTCTGGGAATAAATCTTTTAGATCATTATTTAATTCTGGTCCAAACCAAATAGATGGATAAAAAACTTTACCTCTATTTGCCAACCATGCTGCCCACCAGGAAAAAGATGAGTTGCCAATAATAAAATCAGAACACATTGACATTAGGCATAAATCATGGTAAGTATCAGTTCCTTCGGAAACTAAAAATCTATCTTCAGAAAAAAGTTCTTGCTCCTTACACCAAGATGGATCATCAGAAAAAACAATTACTTCTCTATCTTTGTCAAAGTTAGAAAGAGAAGTTTCATAATAACTCAAGGGCATTACAGGATGGCGGTTTGAATTAATAACATAATCTCCTCTACGAATATGTAAAGCAATTGGATTTTTTAAATCTAACTCATTAAATACTTCTAAACAAGAATCTCTTATTTCTTTTTTAAAGGTAAAATCTTCACGAATCTCATTTTCAATGTGTTTAAAATATTTTTCTGTTTGAAAAAATCCATTTAAAGAGACATTATCAGGACAGTCATTAAAAAATTGTTCAGAAAAATGAAAGTGAGGTTCGTTAATATACGGTCCTCTGACATGTTGAATGTTTTCAACTTTCAATTCAAAAGCATTGAATAGTTCTGTCTTCAAATAATTCCCAATACCATCATTAACAGATTCTGCATAATATGGTATACAGAATTCATAGTTCTTATGCTTGGCAATTCCTTTCAATGCCGCGTACTGGAACATTTGATTTCCAAGTCTTCCCAGTCTACCTAGATGATTAAATCCTATCATTTCATTTATGATCAGAAATCCACTGGAAAAGATTTACTTTGGGTTCCCAATTAAAAACTTTTCTCATTTTACTATTATTAGCCAAGGTTGTTCTTGCCTCACCAACTCTTGGAGGAATATTAACCTGATTACTTGAGATAGAATCTGCAATTTCATTAATGGAATAATTTGTACCATTTCCAATATTATACAGTTGCCCATAATTTTCATCAGAAACATCAGAAATAGCAGCAGCAATATTTGCAGATACAACATCAGATACATGAGTAAAATCTCTTCTCTGTTCACCATCACCAACAATAGTTAATGGTTCATTATCATTTTTTTGTCGCAGAAAAATTCCAATAACAGGAGCATATTGACCTTTAATAGGTGAACGTTCTCCATATACATTAAAATATCTGAAAATAACTGTATTCAATCCAAATAATTTTGTATACATTGAACAAAGTTTTTCGCCAGAAACTTTAGAAACAGAATATGGGTTTAAGCAATCATCTGGTTGATCTTCATGGTTAGGTGGTTCATTAAAACCATATCCAGAAGAGGTGGATGAGTACATTACCTTCTTAACTCCTGCCTCCCTTGCACACTGAAGCACTGTAACTGTTCCAACAGAATTAATACTAACTGCTTCAATAGGATTTAAAATGGCAGGTTGAATTCTTGCCTCTGCGGCAACATGAAAAACATAATCAACTCCTTCATAAAGAGGTCTAGTATTTTCATAATCACGAATATCATACTTATAATTTTGTGCCCCATCATTCCAATAAAATTGCTCATGACACTCGGCATACTCATTATCAATTACGACAACTTCGTGACCAAGTTCCAATAATTTATCTACTAGATGAGATCCAATAAATCCTGCACCACCAGTAACCAAACTTTTAGTCATAATTTTCACGCTCCATTTTTTTTAAATAAACTGATTCAAAAATTAAATTTTTTAATCTTGTACTTGAGTATTCGTGCGATTCCCTATCTAACCACACAATATTAATATCTATATCCTTTCCAGTATACTTCCCATCAATATAATCTGTTCCTAAAAATCTAACATCATAATTTCCACTACTGAGATAATTATGAAACTCACTTTCTACAGCATAAACTACAACACTATCAACATACTTCATAGACAAAAGTATTTCTATTCTTTCTGAAACAGAATGAACTGGTTTTAGTTTATAATCTCTTTCCAATGAAGGATCTGCATGTAAAGCGACGGTAAGATGATTACAATACATTCTGCAATCTTCAAACATTCTAACATATCCGGGATGAATTATATCAAATGCACCGGCAATAATACCTTTTACTTTAGGTTGAGATGCTGCCCAGTCTACGGCATTTACTCCTTTATCATCTATAAAAATATCAGCATTCGGTTTACAGAACATTGGGAACAATTCGTGATACTTATATCCCCATTCATCAAGTTGCTTTTTGGTCAATTCGGTATGATCAATACCAGATCCCTTTCCTCTAGCAGTCTGCATGATGATGTAGTTTCCTTCATCATATAAACGATTAACTTGCTCAACCATAAAGGGAAATGGTTTGGCATTAATATAATCAGGTTTTCCTAATTCATTATTTGGAGTATTACAAAGAGTACCATCAATATCAAAACAATATCTCATACTACCCCATGAAGAAAGATTTGATGAACACATTCAACTACACCATAATCAGTGCTGTTGATGTAGTAGTTCCAGAGAGCATTTATTGAATTAGTTCTCAATGAATTGTTTTCTTTAAACCCACTCAAAACTCCATAGGAGACTTTGTTATCTTCACACCATTGTTGAGCATTTAACATATTTTTAGACTCACCACCAGAACTCATAATAATGACAAGAGTATCTTCCTCAATATAATATTCTAAAAACTTTTGATACGCATTCTCATACCCAAAGTCATTTGTAAGCATAGTCAGCATTGAAGGATCAGAAAGAATGGAAACTTTCTTTCCATGAAACTTCATATAGTCTTGAGAGATATGAGATGCTACGGAGTTACTTCCACCATTTCCAAGAATAATAATTCTTTTATGAGAACCAAATGCGATAAAAAATTTGGTAAATTCTTCTGCTATATGAGCACCTTGAAGTGCTTCAATATATCTTACGAATGGATTCATATTCTAGTCCCAGATACTCCAGTAGGCGTTACACTTATTCTAACAGATTCATAAGGAATATTCAAGTTTTCTTTTTCAGAAAACACGAGAAAAAATCCACCGTTTCCCGCACCACATAACTTATGTGCGATCACGGTATTATTATTATTCAAAAAATCATCCATTTCTTGAACAGAATGATTTTCCATAATCGTAGAACTTGTTTCTTTCTTTTGAATCCAACTCTGTTTGAGATAGTTTAAAAATTGACTATAATCATTTTTAATTAATGTCTTATAAGATTCATCAAGAGTTATTAAAAGTGGTTTTGCTTTATCAATATTTTCAGAAACATCTTTCAATATATTCTTTGAATTTCTAGTAACTCCAGTAAAGACAAGATGCATATCATAATCATTGAACATTTTGGTAGATAGAAAATCATACTTAACAATACCACCTTTGATGAATTCTATTTTTTTGAATCCACCAATACCACATCCATAAGGGTCCTGATACCCACAATAAGGATTAAATTTCAACTCCAACTCATATGCCAGTTTACAGATTTCAATCTCTGTCATATGAATATCAAGAAAAATAATACAGGATTTGATTAAACTAATAATATATGAAGATGATGATGCAAGACCACTACCCTGAGAATATGCATCACTAGTCAATGTAACTTGAACTGGAGGCATATTAAAATACTCTAGGACAACTCTTACTACATCATTTTCAATTTGATTAACTTCTAACACTTCCTCCCTACGAGAATAATTAACAATGTACTTATGTTGATCTCGATTAAATCCAAATTTATCTTGACTGATAGTTACATAAGTTTTTAAGTCACATGTAAAACTTATTACAGATCCATATCCAAATTTTTCCACAAAAAATGGATTATCTGTAGATCCCCCAAATAAAGATATTCTTAATGGGCACGATGAAATAATCATTTATATAAAATATTCGTACATTCAAAAGAATCACATTTAAAGTTTTTCCATATATCTTCAGTAACAATTTCAGGATCAACATACCAATCTTCATAAGGATATCCACAAGATTTTACATTGGATGCAACTAACTTATATCCATGTTTTTGGAATATTTCTCTAGACTCTTTAAGGACTTTTTCATTATCCTTATCCGAATAAATGTCCGTTTCAAATGTAATGACAGAAAATCTATAAGTTTCCAAATCAATTTTCTTTAGAGCATTTAAAGATTGAAAGGCAGGTTCAATATCTATTTGCAAATAATCAATTTGTTTTGGAAAATTATTTTCTTCAAACATATTAGTATAATTTACTACCATAGCATCTGAACAAATGCATTTATTAGATCTATGGTGGTTAAATGAATTTACTTTAGTTCCATCAATTTCCAACGAAACTCCAGTCCACCCAAAAATTTGTTCGAGTATATATGTATTGCTAGCAAAAAATGGAGCAGCAGCTCCCACTTCCACATATATTCCATTTCTTTTTCCATTTAACATAGAAAGAACAAACATGTCTTGAAAAGATTGTGAATAATTACGTTCTATCTTTTCAATATCATTAAATTTTACTTTTAATTTTTCTAAATCAGATCTTTCATAATAAGACCACGGATCTTTTAAATCTAACATTTCTAATTAATAAATTTATTTTTTAACAAAATGATCTTCAATATAAGTGCTTGGAATCTTTGATGGAATTGGAACAATAACTTTAGATTTACATTCACCAAACCACCAGGCACATTCCGTAAACGTACTAATATATGTTCCTATTATAGTTGAACATCGGGATAATAGCAACATTTCAATAAATGCGTCTACATTGATTTGAATATCATCATTAAATCCAGATTCCGCTTGATATGCATTATTGTATCTCTCCCGATCATAAATGATCAAGCGATCTTTATACCTCTCAATAAAACGGTTGTGGACATCAGAATTATCGCAACAAAAGAATATTTTTATATTAGGATCTAATTTGGATATTTCATCATCAAACAAATTAATATCATACCATTGCATAACTACTGGATGGTAATATGTTCTAACATGAAGTCCAACTACATTGTCATCCCACTCATGAGCAAACTTATCAACAAAATTTAAAATATCAGGATTAATATTTAATTTTTTAAAACAAGGTAAGTATTTGTCAATAAAATATTGAGGGGTCTTTTCATATAAAAGATCTATAGTTTTATATTCATCAATATATTTCTCCTCATCAAGATCAACATCTAATCTCCAAGAATCAACATTTGGATATTTTTGAATGTCTTCATGCGTAGCAAACTCTAAACCATTAAAGATAAAAGTATCAGATTGTTTACATGTTTTGACAACATCGTACCTAGCAAATGCACTCACATATGTCTTTATTCTATTCCCCATTCCTGGAGTTGCTAAACTAACAATAGTTGTCATGCTTGTAATAATTAATTTTTTTATTTAGTACAACATATGTAAACAGATTCATTACCTGCATATCTTACACTATGATTAAAGATATAACCAAAACAATTATCAGTATGAATTCCATTTTTAAAAATTTTAAATCCAATTGATTCTATTTTTTCTTTCCACCATTTGGCAGGAAAGACGGATTGATGTAGAACGAAGAGTTCATCATTATATCCAATAGTTTTATCTTCGGAGGCAAAAGGAGGAACCATTGCTTCCCCATCTTTATTTCTAACATCAGGAACCAAAGAAATACCAAATATACCAATACCACCCTCTTTTAGATGTTTAAAAATATTTAAAAGCAAACTATCAACATCTTCAGGTGAAATGTGTTCAAAGACTTCCTCAGAATGGATGACATCAAATAACATAGGAACTCCGTCATCATATAATTGATAGTCTTCCGTAATATCACATAAGAATAAATTTTTATTATAATATTTTTTCCAATTTTTTTTACCAGTTCCAGTAAGAGCGTGACTACTGCCCTCCAAACCTACCGCAATGTCACCTTGACCTATAAAATCTGCTACAAATTGTCCGCCAGCACACCCCAAATCCAAAACAGTAATCTGCCTATTATTAAAATATTCAGTGATTTCACCAATTAATCCAATCGATGAAAAATTATCATTAATAGTTCCAATTGGACAAAGATGATCCGGAGAATCATAAGCTACGTCTTTCGTTGTTTTTAAAGTAATCATTTTTTTACCTATCTATCTTATTTTCTTTTTGCAAAGATTAGTTTATTGTGAAAATCACTAAAAATTTCTATATCAAATAATGGACTTAATTTATCAATGAACTTTTCGAAATCTAAATGAGTATTATATGTAATATGATTATTGTAAATAATATGAAGATATTTTGAATTTACAATATATTTTTCAAAGTAAATCATTTGAGTATCAAAACTACATTCGGACAAAGAATAGTTTGAAATAAAAAGATCAATACTGTCAACTTTTTTAAGTTTATTTGTAGGTATGAAAGTTAGTTTTTTATCTTTCAAACAATCAAACTTTTTTAAATATTTTTGTTGAATCTTAACCGCAGGTTCAAGATCTACAAAATAATATTCATCAAAATCAACAATAACATCTAGTGTTTTACAAAGACCCCCATACCCAGATCCAACTTCAAGAACTCTACTAATTGGTTCATCGCCAATTTTAGATTTAATAAAAAAACTATCTTTCATATAACGAAGAGTTATTGCTGCGAACATATGTCCATCATAATCATATAGTTTTGGATTTCCAAAATGATCATTTTCTTGAAATCTTTTCAGCAATTTCAAATATTCAACACTATCAAATTCGTATTCGGTTTCAACAATATTTTTATAAATTCTACCGTGCTCCGGTTCAACATCAAATGTATTATGATAATCTGGATTTGATTTAAAAGTTTTAAATAATTCATCATCATTTAAATATTTTTCACACCATTCAAGATAGATCTCGGATGATTCTTTTGGTGCCCCCCATCCATGTAAATTCGTTAAGTCCATAAAATCCTCCAAGTAATTAACAATTAATTTTTATCCAACTGTCCGGATATAAGTCATCAGTTTTAATATGACTTAAAGTCTCTCCATACCAAGGGTGTGGGCAAACAATTTTTTTATCTTTATTTTCTCCCAACCAGGCACCCCACCAAGCAAATGTACTATTTGAAATAATAAAGTCTGAACATTTAGAAATTAAGCACAAATCAAAATGCCCCTTATATATTCCTTCAGGATTAATTTCATTAAAAATAAAATTTTCACCTTTAAATTGCGTTTGTTTTTTACATAATTCAATATTGTTAGAGCATATAATATATGTTCTATCCTTTCCCATAAATTCAATTGCCTTTTCAAAATATTCAAATGGAAGATTTCTATGAGACTGTTCACATCCAGGATGGTCAAAAGTTGCATTGAAATCCCTAACCACTATAGAAACAGGATTTTGATCCAAATAAGATTCAAAATGAGAATCAACTTGATCTATAATTTCTTTATTAAATTTATAATCAAGTCTTATTTCTTCCTCGGCATTTTGAAAATATTTTTCAGTCTCAAAATATCCATTTAAAGAAACATTATCGGGACACTCATCAAAAAGTTCCTGACAAAATTCATGAGACTCATGAAGATCTACCTCATCTCCATCAATTAATCCATATCTACCATCACAATAACTCATTTCAAAACAATGCTGCAATTGATGATATACAGTTACGATTGAATGCCCATTATGGTAATCAAAACTTTTAGCATTGGAGCAATCTGGTATAGCAAAATCAAATCCACGATTTTTAGCAATACCTACTAATGCCGCATATTGAAACATTTGATTGCCTAGTCTACCATTTTTACCTAGGTTATTCATTCCGATCATTTGCATATCTCCTTATTCTGTTCCGAAAGTCTAAAATCATCAATGTCCCCAATATCCATGGATTCATATCCCCCAAAATCTCTTGGAGATCCTTTGAACCAATGATTTACATCGCCCCGATTCATCTTAATCTTTTCCCAATATTCTCTAGATTGAAGTTGATAATGATTTATCAATAGTTCAGGATCATCTGACATATCTTGAGTTGATACATTAATACCATTTCCATTTACTTTAGCAGAATGTATGTTAAATGATTCTATACTAAAGTCAGAATTTAAAATAACTTTTGGAGCATTGAATTGAATCCACTCAAAAAAAGAATTACCAGGACTTTTCATATAAACTTTACCGTCATATTCACATCTTTTCGTAAAAGAATGAACTATAGATGATGGTTGTTTGACATGACCATTAGAATTAAACCAAACCCAATTAGCAATTATGCAGGCATACGATTCATATTTCTGCAATATATTTTTTAAATCCATTTCTTTAGGACTATAAAGAAATTCATCAAGATCTAAATTAACAATCCATTGAGTTTCATTTACAACTGGTTTAAAAAATTTATTATTAATATCAATTTGTCTTCCAGTATATCTTTCCGAATTGTCATTATGATATAAAGTAACAAATCCATCCTCAATATAAGGATTGAGAATATTCATATAATCATCAGTGCTAAAATCATTTACAAGATAAATGTGATCGACACCATGAAATTTGTAATGATCCAACCACTCTTTCATTCCCCAACTTTCATTTTTAAAAACCGAAGCAATAGAAAAATAATATTTTTTCATAACAACTCTCCAATAATTAAGTAGATGCTCCTAGAAGTTCATACCTATATGCAGGAGAATGAATCATTTTTGCTTCATATGAAAATTGCTCACTAGGAATGTTTCCAGGTTTGGCAAAAGAGGGGTGAAGTATATGAAACTGATCTGCATAATCTATTCTATATCGGTTTAGATGATTTTCATCAAGAGCACTGGATACAACTTTAGAAACAAAATCATTTTCTATATCTACTTTGACTCTCCTATCCAGTTCCTCTACCATATCAAAAACCTTGGGTACTTTTCCACCCCATAGGCATCCCTGCAAATAAACTTCATCAATTTCTTCTTCTTTCTTTACGCAAGATAAAGATTCAGAATTTCTTTCGAATGGTCTATTTCCACCAGCATACCTTGTCCATTCTTTAGTAAAACATGGATGCTGAACGGCAAAAAAATCTTTCGTATCATCAAAGAAACTTTCATAGGTAATTACTTCTGGGCAAGCATAATAATCAGCATCGATATATGCATACCAATCAAATTCTTTTAACCTATCTTTCAAATTTTTAATTGTCTCAAATCTGTACAATCCACCGATAGTTTTATGGATCATACTAACCCACCCATTAGGGGCATAATCATGTGGAGTTTGTTCGTACTTGTCCGTTGTGGGTATTATAGTAATATTATCGGGTAGATCTCCATCAAATACACCATCAGTTAAAACAAAGAAATGCTTCTCACATTCTGGCACAAAGTATTCATTTATCGTTTCATAGTACTTGGGAAAAAAGTTCACATAATTCCCAGTACCAATAAAACTAATAGCAATTTTTTTCATCAAATCCATTCCTCAAATAAAATTTCAGAATCCTTAAAAATATTTATATACTGCTCTTTAAGCACTTTATACTTACTTTTTGGTTCAAAAAATCTTTCATGGAATTCGCAATAAAAATGACTGATTAATTTATAAGAATTATCATGAACAATAGAAGGTAGGATAGAAAACTCTGCTCCTTCTACATCCATTTTGACAACAACAAAGTCACCATTACTTACATTTTCCTGAAGAAATTTTGAGAAATTAATAGATTCAACTTCAACCTTTTCCTCAAGGTAGTCAAATCCATAATGATAAACATGATCATAATCAGGAGGATCTGTTAGGATGTTAGATGATTGACTAAAATGTCCGTCAGCATAAGGTCCACCTTCATCACGAGAACAATTCATGGATATTTTACCATCCTCAATATAAACAGCTTTATTAAAATGAGTTATATTATAACCTTCTTCTAAAAGAGCATTATATTCAGAAATTGACTTTTTATAGGTAAAAGGATTTGCTTCAAAGCAATAGCATTTCCAATCCCCATCAATATTATACTTTTCGGCAAATTGCCTAAATCCCTGAAATAAATGAGTTCCACAATCAATAAAAATGTTCATAGCTCTATCCAAAATACTTCTTCACATGGTATGCCCCATTCTATTCTTTCATCACACTGATCCTTTATAAGTTCATCAACAACATAAACTTTATACCCAGCATTCAATAAGTCTAAACACAAACGATACTGTTGACTTTCAGTGAGAATATCAGTTTGCTCCTTATATGTAATGTAATGAAAACAAAATGGAAGATTTTTAGTATTTTTATTTACAAAATAATTAAACAAAAACTTTGCATGTTCATTGTTAAAATCATCGGTGGTAGATCCAAGATTATTATTCAATCCCAATTTTTTCATATAAACACCAAAAGCTCTATTGTCTCTTGGTAGGCATGGACCACCAAATCCAAAACCATAATTTATATACTTGCCACCAACCCTAGTATCACTACCAATTGCTTCGAGAACATGGAATATCTCATCCTCCATGCCAGAAAGAGCAAGAACTTGTCCAACCATATTGGCATAACTGATCTTTGTAGTGAGGAAACAATTAACTGCTATTTTAGTAATTTCAGCAGCTTTGGTGCTCATAAAATAAATTTTAGGAGGATTTTCTTGTATCTTAAGATAGATGTCATTTAATGCATAAAGATGATTTCCTCTACCTCCAATTAAAACCATATCAGCATTTTGGAGATCCTTAATAACGGATCCCTGTGCAATAAATTCTGGATTATAAAATACATCAACCCCATATGCTTGGAGTTTTTCCTGAAACTTCTCACAATCCCCAGGATTTGTTGTACATCCAATAACTAAAGATTTTCCTTTTACTGAAAAATTAGCATTCTGAAGATCATTTACGACATTCCAAATACTAGAAATATCATAACTACCGTCAGATAAAGATGGAGTTGCAACAAGAGTATAGAGAATATCGCATTCTTTAATTACATCTAAATTTCCAGTCTTAAATGTAATATTTTTTGATTCGGAAAGAAGTTCCTGAACATGTGGTTCATTTGTAATGATTCGTTTATCTTGAAGATCTTTTACATAATCTTCACGAACATCAGATGCCACAACTTCATATCCTGCCTTCTCTAAAAGAAGAGCAAAACAAATTCCAAGTCTTCCGGCACCAATAACACCTATTTTCATACGTCCAATTTAGCAGTGATTAATAAATGCCAACCAAGATTTTTCTCAAGAGTCCTAAACATTTCAAAAGGCATAGATTGAAACCAAGGTTGCTTAACATATTCACCCCTTTTATAGGGTTCAATTTGATAGGGAAATATATGATCCTGTTCGATAGAAACCACACTATATCCATCTAGTAATTCTAGCACATCTTTTTTAGTATATGTATTTGCAATCGGACATCCATACTGTGCTTCAGGTTGATCTAAACCTGCATCAATCATATAATTCTTCCAAGAATCTTTTGCATAAAGCATGATCTTAAGAACACTGTCCTTATTCATATATTTCTTAATTTCAGAAATAATCTTTTCTGGATAAGGACTGTGATGAATTACTCCAAAAGAATAAATCAAATCATAAGTTTCAACAGGAACAAAGGTAGAAAGTTCTTCGGCATTTCCAGAATAAAACTTACCTTTTTGATCAAAGACTTCAAATCTTTTTTTAGCAAGTTCAAGACTAGATTCTGATAATTCTACTCCAGTATAATCTGCACCATGAAAAGCAAAATTAGCTCCAACTGTAGCAAGACCACAACCAATTTCTAAAACTTTTTTACCTTCCCAACTTGAAAATTCAGTAAACTTGATAATGTGAGGTTCTGCCCTAAACTTCTTACGTTCCACCTCATTAAAGTATTCTCTTGTACCAACTTCCTTTGAGGAATGTTTTACATTGCAGGGACGATCATCCCAAAACTTTTTAACATCATTAATAGTTGAAGTCATAATTTGAAAGTGGGGATAGAAATCATTTTATGTTTGTTTTGTGTGTTGAATTTATTATATGTAGATATGGCATTTATCTGTTCTTCGCTTAAAAACATGGGGTCTTCATAAAAACCTTTTTCCATTACCCACTCAAGCATCTCATAAGAGGTTCCAATTTGATCCTCATCAGTTCTCCCATCTTCCCAGAGACCATCTGTGGGTTGTGCTTCAATAATACGTTGATCTATACCAAGATGCTCACCAAGTTTCCACACTTCTGTCTTGTAAAGGTCCGCAATAGGGGCAATATCAACTCCACCATCACCATACTTTGTATAAAATCCAATACCATAATCTTCCACTTTATTACCAGTTCCAACAACAATTCCACCAACAGATCCAGCAATTTGATATAAGGTCATCATACGAAGACGTGATCTGCTATTAGCAAGGGAGAGTTCATTTACTCCAAACTCCCTCATCGTATACTCGAAAGTATCAAAAACTTTAGTAAGATCAAATTTATTAACTATTACATTAGAAAAGTTTTGTTGAAGCCAATCTAAATGCGTATCAGATAATACTTCCTGATCTTCTTTTTGATGAATTGGCATACCAAGTGCATACACAGGAAGACCTGTAGAGGCAGCAAGAGTTGAAGAAACTGCAGAATCAATTCCACCAGACACCCCAATCACAAGAGATTTGATAGAATTATCTACACAATATTGTTGAATCCATTCAACAATCCTATCTTTCAAATCAGAAAAATCTTTAATCCTATTCATATACAATACCAATTATGAGGACAACTTTTTAGATTGAATTTGTTCGGATATCCAATTATAGGTTTTACGAATACCATCTTCAAGAGTTTGAGAATAATCCCACCCAAGCTCTCTACGAACTACGTCATTATTTGAATTACGACCACGAACTCCAAGAGGAGCGTCTAAAATATGTTCCTTTTCAACGTTCTTACCGGCAACTTCAGCAGCAGTATCAACAAGTTGATTGATAGTTACCATCTCCTCAGAACCAATATTAACGGGTCCGATAAACTCACTATCCATCATTCTCCTGGTTGCCTCAATACACTCATCAATATAGAGAAATGATCTAGTCTGCTTACCATCACCCCAAACCTCTATAGTGCCGCCTTCTAGGGGTAGATAAGCGACTTTACGGCAGATTGCTGCTGGTGCCTTTTCTCTACCACCTTCCCAGGTTCCTTCGGGTCCAAAGATATTATGATAGCGAGCAACCCGAACAGGGATCCCATAATTACGATGATAAGAGAAAAATAGTCGTTCAGCGAAAAGTTTTTCCCAACCATATTCTGAATCTGGGTTAGCGGGGTAAGCAGACTCTTCACGGCAATCAGGATTGTCAGGATCTAGTTGGTTATGTTCAGGATACATGCAAGCAGATCCGGAATAGAAAATTTTAGTTTTGTTTACACCTTTAAACTTATTAAACTTTACAACCTGATCCAACACATTCAAATTAATCGTTGCCGAATTATGCATAATGTCGGCATCATTCTCACCAGTGAAGACAAATCCGGCACCACCCATATCGGCAGCAAATTGATAAATTTCATCAAAGGGTTCGCAGAACTTATCTTCAATTTGTTTGTAATAATTTCCAAGATATCCAGCAAAACGAATTGCTTTACGAACTATATAAACATCTCTGAGGTCAGCAACAATAAATTCATCTGCTTGACTTTGAGAAAACTCCGGATACTTAAGATCTACACCACGAACCCAATAACCGTCTGCTCGCAGTCTTTTTACCATATGACTTCCAATAAAACCACCAGCACCGAGAACAAGTGCTGTTTTTTGACGATCAATCATTAGATTAATAAATTCTTCTTAGTATATATTATACTAAAAAAGGGGAGTTTATGCAACTCCCCCTTTGGGTTTTTACCAGGCTCGCCACCAATTCTTTTACTGGAAATTGGAAACCAGGCGGGAGAGAGTCCCATCCGCACCAATTGCTTTTGAAAAAAGCAATAAAACAATAGGGTCATATTTGACTCCACCAGTTCTTTTAAAGTCTCTCCGTGACTGAAGGGGGGGTTCCCGACCAGGGTTTTTAAAGACTCTCCATGTCTAATTCTGGATATATTTGATGCTTCAAATAGGAAACAATTAATACACCACGTCTATAATCACTTCTATTAAATGCAGAATGAACGCTAGTTTCAACAAAAGGATTTATATCTTTGTTCTTAAGAATTCGAAGTTCATTCAGAACTTGCAACCCACATTTTCCACCTTTAGGAATATCTAAACTGTAATGATACTTAACAATGCTAGTTTTTCTTTGATGAATTGGAATATGACGATTATGCATTACAATTTCATCATCAGCATCATAATGAGGATCTACTTCTGAGTGAGGTTCAAGCAGAGAAAAAACTGCAAGAACTGGTTTAACGTCAAATGACATTAATAGATTAATAGTAAAACAATTTTGAACCTCTAGGGGTAAAAGTGGTATAACCTTTCCACCAATTATTAATGGGCATACTTGCCAAAAATACCCTGTTTTGGGAGGCATTTTTAATTTTGTTAAATCATCACAGACTAAATCATAACTATGAGAATAATCAACTAGATAATCTTTTTCTACAAAATTCAAATAATCATTTTTAATTAATTTATAATTATCCAATAGTTGATTATTATCAATAACTTTAGAAAGTGGCAAAAACATTTTAATCTTTAATATAACAAGGTACAGTATCTGGATCTAACCATTTAGCATATTCAATGTCTTCCATTGCAAGAGAGCATTGCATCCCATTATCAAATAGATAAATGTCATTCCAACGTTTAGTATAATAATTTTGTTTCTGTAGACGAAAATCTGGTTTACCATTTATATCTAGAATACCCGCTTCAATAAAACGATATCCTTCACGTTCAAAAAGAACTTTACTCATCAAACTTCTGCAGTTTCAAGATCAGCGGCAACATATTCCATTAGGATTTCATAATCATCAAGAGGATCACCAGAAAAAATTATACCATAACTTTCATAGAAACGACGAACTTTTTTATAAAGTTTCGGATTTTTAACATCAAGATAAAAATCACCGTTAGCAGCGCCACGAAGAGTTTGAACGTCTTTTTTAAATTTTTGGGTCAGAGCCATTGTCTTGATTTAATTACACAAGTATTATAATGGTTGAACAGTTTTATGTCAAGTGTGCCAGATAAAAAACTGGCAAGTCGGGGTGACAGGATTTGAACCTGCGACCCTCCGCTCCCAAAGCGGATGCGCTACCAAACTGCGCTACACCCCGGCAACTAGATCAACTAGTAAAATCAATTGTACCACCAATTCCCCAATAAATTTGTGTCGGAATATCATAATCATAGTAAAGCGTATTTTTATTACCAGTTAAAAGATATGCTGGGGCAGAAATCAATTGATTCCAGGTAAAACCTCCAGTTACATCATCATACAAATCAGTTGACCAGACATCAAAAGATTTTCCACTATTGGGATATTGCCCATATACTAGTGTATTATCACTTCTCCAAGTTATATATTCTTGATTGGCCAGTGGTTCTCCTGGATACATCCCAAAATTAGCAGCCGGTGTAAATGTATACCCACCTACAGCAGTGATGCTTGATGGTGTTGTCAGTTGAACTTGTGCGTTTAGGTCACTAACTGTGATGACTCCAGTCCAATCATCCCCAGTAGTGCTATTAATAGTATAATTAACAGTTGCCATATTTAATAATGCTTAATGATTTTTGTTTTATTTATGCTGCATGAAACACGATTATCTGGGATATGCATTTGCCAATCCCCACTGAATAAACAGTATAATTGAAGAAAAAAGGAGAATAGAAGATATAAAAGTTTTATTCATCTAATTCAGAGTAATTTTGAGCCATGGTAATATAGGTGGAATTACCCCAATAAGTCTGAGTAATCCTTCAGCAAATAGTCCAAGAACAACCCACCCAACACACATACTAATGATAGAAGCATTTCGATTATGTCTACGTATTGCTATTGCAATAGACTCATCAATCATTTGCTGAACTTCATGTTTATCCATTTTGTAAGAAGTCATAATACTTGTTTCTAATCTCTACATCTACATCATCAAGACTCGTTAATGGAGGAATCCATTCTTCATTAATAAGTTTATCGGCAAATCTATAAACATTCGTATCAAGAATTATTTTTAATCTTGTAAAAGAACTTAAAATAAACGCTCTCTTCCGAAAGTGTTCGTCTTTGATTCTCATTTTTTTCCGTTAAGATATTTTTCTAATGGGTCTCTTTTTGTTTTAACTATTTCACATGCTCTAGTGTAAAACATATTATTAGTATTTCCAGACTTCTCAAAAGTCTGCTTGATCTTCACCCAGTTGTCGTAGGTGTGCTGATCCATAGAGTTTTAAGTTGAATACTACTAATTATACTAATAAGAATTTTCAGTTTGTCAACTTTGTGTTGATTTATTGATAAAAAACGGAAGGTGGGAGAGTCGAACTCCCAAGGGCTTTAACACCTCAACGCTTTTCAAGAGCGGTTCCGTCGCCAATCGGATTGACCTTCCTTATAGATAAGTAATATATCATATATTTTATATAATGTCAACTAAAATTAAAAGATTTAAGAGAAGAAAATATTTAATAAAAGCACCCAAACAAAGATGTGAGTTTGAAAAAATTTTAAGGAAATTTGGTTTTCGTGATAGATCTCCAATTCATGATACGAAACTTATATACGTTCCGGTATTGAGAGATATTCATTTGCCAAATAACGTCACATTGTCGGGATTTTATTTATTTTATCCAAATAAAAAAAGTTTTTTATATAATTCATATCTAACATATTCTAAATTCATGAAAAATAGAAGGTTAGTTAAATCTATAAAAATACTTTTAAATGAAATTTATTACGAAGAGAAAGCAAGAATTTGTGAAGTTGGATGGAAAGTTGAGCTTGGTTTAAATATAATACATTTAAATAGTAGACAGAAGGCAACAATATATATTAAAGTTTTAAAATTTGCTAAAAAAATATTAAAAAGTGGTAATGAATTCTATCAACCTAAAGAAAATGATATGCTAGTAAGTACTCCTAATGGACCAAAAGGTCTTCAAAGACTTAACAAAAGGGGGAAACTAAATGAAAGAATTGGATTTGGTAAAATAAAGGAAAGTAGAAATCAATATGGAAAATATAATGATAAATTAGACTTAATTCCCATTTAATTGTATGCTATAATATTACTATTTACGGAAATGAAAACAACAAATAAAATTATTAAAGTAAAATCACAGCAAAAAAAACAAACTATCAAGTTGCCAAAATTAAGGTTGGAATTTGAACGTTTAATTAAAAAATTAGGATACAGAGACAGATCTCCTATTCATAAAAGAAAAGAAAGAATAAGAAATCAGATTAACTATATTTGCCAAGATGGATCTGCTATGGGAATATTTTGCTTTCTTATTCCTTTCCTGACGAAAAAAAGTTATATCTACATTGATTTTAAGTATCTAAAATGGATAAATGATCCGCATTTAGAATTGAAAATAAAAACTTTAGCAAAATATATAAAACTTGAAGAAAAAACAAGAATAGGTGAAGTTGGGTGGGAAGTAATTTACACTAAAAATCCGGATCAATTTACACTGAAAGAGAAAGTAAAAATTATATTTGACCTCTTTCAAAAAATGACCTTAATGTTGAAAGAAGGTGCATTTAAGTTCACCCCCCGACCTGGAGATATATTAGCATCTAGACCATATGGTCCTAAAATAAACGAAGGATTTACTAACTCATCTATCGTTGAAGGAACTAATCAAAGAGGAAGAGTTGCTCAAAGATTTGGTTTTGGATCAGTAAAACAAAATGACTTTCAATATGCAGAATATGATAAAAATGGAAATTTAAATCCTATCTAATTTCAAAATCTAATTTACGAATCTTCCTTTGTCTCCTTTGTTCTTGCCAAGCAATATCTTCCTTGGTAAGAAATGAAGATTTTTTATAACTATTATCAACAGAAGAAACCATCACAACACGACTTAAATCTATTGCAGATACACTATCTGCACGAACGGTCATCATATTAGAACATCCACAACATTGAGTTCTAGTAGGATGACTGACTAATTCTTTATTACAATCTCGACAACGAACGATCATTGACATTATGAAACCTCTTGGTAGTTAATTATGTATACGCAAATATGCCCGATATAGGTTCCGCCCCTACCGATGCCTGCTTGTAAGGCAGGTCCCTTCACTAGCTGGGTCATCGGGCCTTAGATTAAATTAACATGTACTCTACAGTATTTGCAATATCATTCATTGCATCACGCAAATTTTCCCTTTGTCCGGATTCTTGTCTACGAATCGGACGAGAACTATCACAAAGAGTCCAACGCCACTGATTCATTTCTTTACAGAACCACAAATTAATTTTCATTTTTCTGATATTCTAATTTGATCCAATTAATAAGAGCGTTAAGTTCCATCATAAAAGCATTATTTAATTGAACATCAGATATACCAAGTTCTTTGTATGCTTGGTCTCTTCGAAGAGCATCATCATGATAATACTCTAGTGCTTCAATAGCAAGTTGCCTATCTCGTTGAGAAATAAGAGACATATAACCCTCAATTCATTATCTATGATACTAAAAAAGGGGTTGTTTGTCAACCCCCCATATCTATATCAGTTTCCGATACGCTTCACAGCAATCCTTGATTTGTTGAGAATGCTTCCTGCAAGAGGAACATAACCCAGATCATCGGCAATCATTTGTGCCTTAGAACTCAGAGCATAATTGAGTGCCTTCTGAATATCATCTGCCTTGGCACCATTACCACTCTTATAGGCAAGAACCCAAGTCAGAGTGGAAATAGGATAAGCACCAGAGGCAGAAGGATTGGGATTTTCTCCAGCAAGATTACCATCAAGAGTAATACTATTCAGAGCAATAGCACCAGATTTAGCATTAGGAAGAACAAACTGTCCTGCCTTATTTTGAACTGCTGCTGCTTGGAGTTTGTTTGCTTTTACAAATCCAGTGTTCACATAACCGATAGAACCAGCGGTTTGACGAATGTTTCCAGCAACACCTTCATTGCCTTTACCACCGACACCAACAGGCCACTTGACGGACTTACCAACACCAACAGTCCATCCCCCAAAGGCATCCAGAGAGTTAGTGAAAGCAAAGGTGGTTCCAGAACCGTCA